ATTCGATGATATAAAAGCATATATTCCAACAGAGGGATCAAAGAAGTATAAGCTGTATAAAAAGCAAGCGGAGTTTGTATCTATCGAAGATACAACAGATGCACAACTCTCATTTGCAAGAATGCAGAACTTACACCAAACAATGTCAATATTAACCTTGCAGAATAACTCTTCAAGGATATTAGATAAATTTGTTGTATATTATATGCCTTTATACTATAAATTTAAACAACTATATAAGAGAATAGATAAGGTATACTATAAATTAGATACTTACTATAAGAAGAGTTTCCCTAAAGTTGCAAGTTGGAGTTGTACTGCACTAGATTTATCTGATATAGCATCAGATCCAATTGAGGCATTAAGAAAAAGTTGGCAACAGATGCAAACTAATACTTCAATAACAATAACAGAGAACTCTTTGGTAACATTAGCTGAAGGTGACAAATTTACAATGTTATCCCCAAGTGCATATGATTTTAATGTAAATTGGGTGACATTTAATAATTCAGAAACACCTTTAGACTTAAAAGCATATAACTGTTCATATAAGAAACAAGGACAAGAGGAAGTACAACTTAATGAACTAACAATTCCTAATTGTGCGTGGAAAGGTTACTCAAACTTATTAATAAATACATCAACTACACAAGGACAGCATTTAAAGGATAATCATGAATTAAGAATATATGATGATTCTGATGAGCATAAATTATTGAGTACAATATCTAATACTTATTTCCAATTAGCACATCCTGTTCAAAATAAAACAGGTACATATATAGACGTGCATACGTACGATATATTAGGTAATAAGATATTGAATACACTATATGCGTATGATCTAGAATTAGATAATGAGGAAATTAAGTATACAACAGATAAATTTGAGACTTATCTTAATTTGAGTAAAAACGGACATGCAACTACACTTCCATTCAATTTACCTTTTGGAAACTATATAATTCCGTTTACGGGTACCGAAGAGTCACAAGTTACCTTGAAATATGTATTAATACATAAGGATACGACAATTGAAATTTATTCAAAGCAGTTAACTAACTATATAAATGGAGAGTCTTTATTTGTAGGTGATAAATTTAGATTCATTTCAGTACCAGTGTCGAGAGTTATACAAATAATAGATCCTGCATCTGTTACTAAAGCACTCAATAAGACACCAAAACAGATGGGTAATTGGTATGCTGATAAAGACTTGACAAATTTAAGTGATTCTAATAATAAAGGTGATAGTCTTGCACAAAGAGTATCAAGTCCATCAGGAAACCCACAAGAACAAGGTTGGTATGAGTTAGTTAGTGGAAGCTATATATTAACACAGGACACTATAGTTATTTCAGGTAAAGACTATTACTCACAGCCGGAGTTCTATGTGAAATCAAGTGATTATTATGGTTGCATTTTAGTTACGGAAACAAATAATAAAGAGTTATCCGTAAAGCTAGGAGATTTATTTAGATATGAGAATAATCCTTTATTAGGTACATCCTTTGAAAGCATTGCACAGAAAATAAAGAGACTAGATAAAGAAGAGAAGTTTAATTATACACATGTACCAAAAGCAAGTGATCTGATTGCAGATCCTCTAGTACCTAAAACTTTCTGGTTAAATAATCATATTGCAAATAAATTCACTATAGCACAAATGGACTTTGAGAAAGAAGAGTCAATAGAGTATAAGTTTATAAATTAAGGAGACTTAAAAATGATTAGAACACAAGAGATGGTGCCTGATTATTACATTGAAAAGTCAAGAGATTTTCAGATACTCTGTAGATTATATGACTTTGTGCTAAATCCAGTAAAGTATAATGCAGACACACTATTAGATACAACAGATACAGCAAAAGTAAAAGACTTAATGTTACCTTTAGTAGGTGATAAGTTCGGAATTAAAGATAAAGAAGCAGTATTAAATAGGGAGTTGCTTAAGGCACTCCCTAACGCTCTTCAGCATAAAGGTAGCTTAAAGTCTGTAAAGACATTAATTAATGCTTTTTTAGACTCAATGAACATCTTTGATTATGCAAGTGCTTTTTATACAACAGATGAAGAGTCAGCAGAAAAAGTATCTCAAATATTAAGAAGAAAAATAAAACCATATACAATAGTAATTGTACTATCATCAATACCTAGTTTAACAAATTTAAATGTATTTGATACATACTTACGCATGGTAATATCTAGCGGTATGTTTGTTGAGTATATGTTCGGATTAACTAGAAACATTGTAGATAGATATAAATATAGTGAACATGTTTTCTTATTCTATACACATACAGACGAAGTTGGATATCCTCTTGAGTCTAATGTTGCTAATAGTAAAGATAAATACCATGTTGAGTCTACAACACCAACAACACACTTTGAAGATAAGGTATTTAGTGATATACCAATTAATCAAGTCGGTGGTAGTGACGTAAATAAGAAACAAAGGAGTGATAAATAATGCTTAAGTATACACTTCAATATCAAGGTAAAGTTGATATGGTATACTCAAAAGGTGCAAATGTAATAGATAGAGTTACACATAATACTGGGCTTGCAGACATGAGTCAACTATTTGTAAAGGCACTAACAGGAAACTTAAGTCAAACAAATGACATACCTCGATTAATTGATATAGGATATGTAGTACCAGGTACTGCATCTAAAACAAATGCAAGAGATTTAGGTGTGTGGATGTCAATCTTAAATAAGCCTGTAGTTATAGGTGGTAGACAATATGAGTTTGACAATTCACTAAATAATTGGGTATCAAAATTAGTAACAACTATATATGATTCAGACTTAAATGGTGGTATTTTAGATAATGTACTAACATTAGCAGACATGAAAGAATATCAACTTGCTATGAGATTATGCTCATACAATGAAAAAGATAGAAAGTATCTAGCAGAGATAAATTTAAGTCCAAATGACATTAGAAATATTAAAGAGAGTACAAGTGTAATTGTTACGTGGTATTCAGAACTATTATTTGATGCATTAGAGAGTCAAGGCACTACTTTTGACATAAAGAAAAAATAAAGGAAGTAATAAATGGCAGAGTTAAAATATTTAACAGTATTTCCATCTACTAAAACACAAACAATTAATAAGCTAATCACAGAAAATTCTTTAACAAGAATGATTAATCGATTAATTGATAGGAATGGATATATAATTACAAATGAAATAAGTAAAATTGTTGGTGAGGATATCGTTGAAGATATCCCACTAACAACATTAACAGCAAACAATATTCCATTAGAATTTGATATAAGAGGATATTATTTTGCAGTAGACAGTGTAACAGATATTACTAATATATTAAGTTGGAACCCTAGCGGTGAGTTAAATCAATGGTTATTTGCTAGAATATACATTGATAAATCAGTTGAGGGGTATCCTGAATTAGTAGGTCAGTACGATCAGACCCCAATAACACAACCTGTGACAGGTCAATTTACAACTGGAGTAACTACAATAACAGATTTTCCTGGACTAAAGAATATCTCAGATGTTGTACTTTTAGACAATAATAAAATTCCAATCAGTTCAGTTGGTGGGGTAACAGTATCTAAAGAGGGTAAAGTTAGTTGTACTAACTTTATTACTGGGAAGAATCCATCTAATGTTAAGTATATTCAATATACTAAATTAAACTATTACACAGGTATTCAAGTATATAGTCTAAAGGAAGATACAGGTAACGGAACAGGAGTAATGCCTGCAAAACCACAACCTGAATTACCTAATGGAGATGCATGGGATGATACTAAATATGAGTACCATGATTTACTTCTTGTTAAGTACTTTAAACCTGTAGGGTCCAATGAACGTAAATCATACATTCCTCTAGAGTCCATTCATAAGTTTACCACTACGTCAATTTCAAGTATTGATGGTGGGGAAATTTAACAATAAAATATTGAATTTTTATTGCAAGTTAGCATTATATATGCTACAATAAAATAAAAAAAGAGGAGAAGTTATATGTATAAAATAACATGCCCTTGCTGTGGTGCAGAATATCTTCCTAGTGAAATATATATTCCACAAGAGGTATTAGGTAAAAGTAATTTTGAAATAAATAAAACTAGAATGGGTAATATCACTGATGATAACTCCATAAAGGATATGGATTTAAATGAAGTTTATGAGTGTGACTTCTGCGGAAGAACATTTAGGGTTAAGATGAAAGTTAAGTTTGAAACAGAGTGTGACAAATTTAATGAAGAGTCCAAATATACAGTAACACGTAATAAATTATTTATGCAGGAGTAGTGGTATGCAGAGACATTGTTATTTTAAAAATGAATCAAATAGACATAATGGATATTTACAGGTATTACAGGCGTTTGATGAATATAATATACCTATTCAAGTAATCTGGGTAGACAAGGAGATAATTAAAATAACAAAGAGAAATAGTGACAAAATTATTGCACTAGAAATAGTAAAAAGTAAAGAAGAAAGAGATTTAGAAAAAGTAATTAATTGGTTTTTAAATGATTAAATTAGAGGAAAGACAGACAAGAAAGTTACCGGGAAAGACATCTATATTTGTAGAGTTTATATATAAACCTGAACTAGTAGATGTTATGCATCAAATTCCTAGTGCAATTTTTCATAAGAAAGATAAGATATGGGAAGCACCTGTAACAGAGCTGTCAAGATTAATTAATTACTTGCATAACTATGATGATATAGACCTTATCTTATTAGGGGATGAACCTAAAAAAGAGGATAAGGTCTATCCTTTGATGGATTATAAAACTACTCCGTACAGTTATCAATTAGATGGGATTCAATTCGGACTTAATCATGATAAGTGTCTGATATTAGATCAACCTGGGCTTGGGAAGACAATACAGTGCATTTATATTGCACAAGAAAGATATTATAAAGGTGAAATTGAACATTGTCTAATAGTGTGCGGATTAAATACTCTAAAGTTTAACTGGAAAAAGGAAATAGAACAACATTCAGATCTATCCGCAAAGATATTAGGTGAGAGAATAAATAGAAAAGGTAGGTTAGTAGTTGACGGTGTTGATACAAGACTACAGCAACTAAAGGAACCGATAGAGGAGTTCTTTGTAATTACTAATATAGAAACTTTAAGAGATGATAGAATCTCAAAAGAACTCAATAAGGGTGTTAATAAGTTTGATATGATAGTCGCTGATGAAATTCACAAGATGAATAATATAACATCAGCACAAGGTAAGAATTTCTCAAAACTAAAAAGTAAATATAAAATAGGACTTACAGGAACATTTCTAGTAAACTCACCTTTAGATGCATATATGGCATTAAAGTGGGTAGATGTAGATAGATCAACTGCTACTAATTTTAAATACTTCTATAGTGTATACGGTGGCAGATTTGGTAACGAGCTGATAGGATATAAGAATTTAGAAATATTAAAAGATCAGTTATCAGATATATCTATAAGAAGAACAAAGGATATATTGAATCTACCTGAAAAGAATTATATACATGAGTTATTAGAAATGGATGATAAACAATCTAAATTTTATAATAACATAGTAGAGGGAATTATAGAGGAAGTAGATAAGGTTAATATAGATAAAAATAATGTACTTGCATTAACAACTAGATTAAGACAATCTACATCAGATCCTAGCATACTAACTACGGAAAATATTAAAAGTGCTAAATTATTAAGAGCTAAAGAATTAGTACAAGAGATAATAAGTCAAGGTGAAAAGGTAATAGTATATACTACTTTTAAGCAACCCTTATATACACTTGCTGAAGAGTTGAAAAAGTATAAACCTTTAGTGTGTACAGGAGATACAAAAGAGGAAGAAGTTTGGAAGAGAGTAGATAAATTCCAAACAGATAATGAGCATTATTTAATGTTAGCTACTATTCAAAAGATGGGTACAGGAATAACATTAACTAAAGCATCTTATGTAATTTTCATAGACTCTGCGTGGACGAGAGCAGATAATGAACAGGCAGAAGATAGAATACATAGAATAGGTGCAAAGAAACCTTGTTTTTATTATTACTTATGGACTAAAGATACATATGATGAAAATGTAAGAGCACTAGTAGATAAAAAAGATGCATTATCTACATATATAAATGATGATGAACTTACACTAGATAAAATGGAAACTCTGAAAAAGTATGTAACTGATTTTAAAGAAAATAAAATTTCAAAATAGGGGTTGACACTTAGAGAACACTAGTGTATTCTATAATAGAAATAAAAAATAAGGATTGTAAAAGAGGACTGGTAGAAATGCTAGTTCTTTTTTTTATGTAATTTTTATGAGTAAAGTCATTTACAAATTAGCATATCTGTGTTAATATAAGAACATAAAATAAAAAATAAAGGATGTGTTAATTTATGATTAAATTAGTTGATGTATATAGTGAGGATTATGAAGATGTACAGTTTGGAACTTGTGAACTTTGTATGTATACAGCAGACTTGACCGTAGATAGCTATTTATTTGAAGATGAAGAAACTGGTGATACTTTTTTAATTGAGGGTGGTTATTGGGATTGGGGTGATTATGTTACATATGATATTGATATACCTTTCACGGAACTAGCACAAAGAA